TTTTGAGACTTCGCTGCAAGAAGACTCGAAGGCAGCGGGTCGCTGGGAAACAGCGCAAGGAGGTGAGTACTTTGCGGTAGGGGTAGGAGGTGCCATGACAGGAAGAGGAGCTGACCTTTTGATCATTGATGATCCCCATAAAGAAAAGGATCTATTAGGCAAAGACTCCTTCAACAAAGCCTACGAGTGGTATACCTCCGGACCCCGTCAACGTTTACAGCCCGGTGGCCGGATCGTTTTAGTTATGACCAGGTGGTCAACCAACGATCTCACGGGTCAACTCATCAAGGCTCAGGGAGAGGTTAAAGGAGATGAATGGGAGGTAGTCGAATTTCCCGCTATTCTTCCTAATGATAAACCCGTTTGGCCGGAGTATTGGAACAGAGAGGAATTAGATGGAGTGAAAGCTTCTATTAGTGTTGGAAAATGGAACGCGCAGTACATGCAGACACCAACAGCGGAAGAGGGAGCCATTATTAAACGTGAATGGTGGCGAGACTATGCAAGTGAGAGAGTTCCTAAACTGAGTTTTATTATTCAGTCTTATGATACCGCCTTTATGAAAAAGGAAACAGCTGATTATTCTGCTGTTACTACTTGGGGTGTTTTCCATAGAGAAGACGATGGTCAACATGTAGTTTTATTGGATGCTTTTAAAGGTCGATATGAATTTCCAGAACTAAGACGAAGAGCTCACGAAGAGTATCTACGCTGGGAACCTAACGTTGTTGTCATTGAACAAAAGGCATCAGGAATTCCTCTACTTCACGAACTTCGAAATATGGATATTCCAGTTGTCCCCTTTACGCCTTCAAAAGGAAATGATAAGCATGTAAGAGTGAATTCGATTGCCCCGCTTTTTGAAGCAGGAAGGATTTGGGCCCCGAAACACGAACATTTTGCACAAGAAGTAATTGAGGAATGCGCTGCGTTCCCGCATGGAGAATATGATGACTATGTGGATTCGACATCACAAGCTATCCTACGTTTAAGAGGAAGTTATTTTGTAACGCATCCTGAAGATTATAAGGTTAAGAAAATCGAGAGAGGGACTAATTTAACTTATTATGGCTAGAAAATTAATATTAGAAAATTTAATGAAATTGGCCCAAGGTATTGGAGCAAACCCAAGTAAATTTATGGGAACCAAAACCAATATCAGTTTTTTGGGAAAAGGCCCTACGAGGAATCCCTTGTTCCAGCGCCCTGTTCCCGGATTAGAAGAACATATTACTTCCATTACGCTACAAGGCCAACGAGGAGCGGCTTTAGATAAACCCATGATCAGTGCGGTCGAAGATGCCATGGGTTTTGCAACCGCTAACAAATTAAACGATATTCAACTCAAAGCGTTAACCATTAATCTTGAAAGTCTCTATAAGGGACTCAATCCACCGGTCTTACCGATGGCGAGCGTCACGGCGATTCGTCCGGGGATCGAGGGCCTAAGAAGATTTCCAAAAGAAACCCATAAATTTTTCGGCCGACCACTGAAGAACAAAGACTTTGCCGAAATCGACACCATGGTAGCCGAGGGCAGGCTCCCGGGACCCGGGACCGCAGGTACAATGGCAGCGTTAGATCAGAAAACCGGAATGTCTCGAGCGATTGCCAGAAATCTTTTACTCAAAGATACAAGACTGAAGTTGAAGCCTGAAGAACTCTTCATGCTGAAAGAAGGAAAAGGCGAGCCTTTAGACCTGATGAGAAAGTATTATGGGGAAAGCATGCATCAATATGATGAATTTTTAAATAACGTCAATCTCCAGGCAGCACGTCCCGATGAGTTTGCAGAAATGATTTTAAAAAATGTTAAGCTGATTCCAGCGTTTGCCCATGGTGGTCTCGCAAGGATCTTGGAGGTATAATGGGAGTAAAATTATGGTCCGAGTATAAATGGACTCCACAGGAATTAAGAATTTTAGAAGAAATTAATCCAACCAACAAATCGGTACAAGAATGGTGGATGGCATCAAGGGATAAAGGGAATCTGAGAAAAATTTTAGAAAACAGAATTAAATCTGAAAATTTATTGAAATCCGTAAGAGCACAAGGTCGTATCACCGGAACAGAATTAGGAAAACTTTTAGGAATGGAGGTATCACCAGGTAGGTCTGTACCGCATAAAGTTACACATGGTTTACAGAAACATAGTGGAGCCTATAGTTTATATGCTGCATTAAAGCCTGAATTAATACAACAACCTTTAGATCCGGATGTCAGAGGATCCACTCGATTTTACACGTTTAAAAAGCCTACCGCGACCCAAATAGAACAATTAAAATTGTTTCATAGAGGCGCTGGTATTGGAACAGCACCCTTATGGCCTAAAACTGCAGAAGCCATAAAAAACTTGATGAAGGACAAATCCTTTATAAATTTTTTAAAGACTTGGAAAAAAGGAGACTCGATTCCTGACAATATTATTAAAAAGGTATTTAGTGTGGATGCAAAGTACACACCCCATACTCTTCTTAAATTATCTGGAGTTTTAGATGGTTCCATTCCTCTAGAAGGAGTTGGCGTAGATAAGAGACTCGCTAAAAAAATTAAAGATAATATTAAGTTTCAAGCAGGTGGAAAAAGTGGTGCAATTAGAGGAGCATGGCATCAAGCGGCCAGGGATATAGCGGTAAGAGAATTTGATAACATATTTAATCCTAAAAATATTGGTGGACAAGGATTTGTTAACAAACAACTGCGTATTAAGGACCTATTCAAAAAATATGGTTTAAAAGGTTTATCAGTTGATGAAATCATGGCGATGAGAACCGGAGCCACAGCTGGACAGAATCCTTATTCTATTTTTACCCAGATATTGACTAATGACCAGAATACAAAATTAAAAATTCAAGTGGATGCTCAAACTTCTAGAAATGCAATTAGATTAAACAAAGCCATAAAAGCAAAAGACTGGGATCTGGCGAAAGAAGTAAGATTAGATCACAAAAATTATATAAAAAACTTTAGAGCTAATAATCCAGGTTTTGAAAAAATTAGATTACCTGAATTTAGTTTTAAAGATCCTGAGACTGTTTTAGGAAAAAGACGATTTTCAACTTTACCGGAAGCGGCACAAACGGCTATGAAAAGCAGCTTTGAAAAAACAAAATGGACACCAGAGCTCGGAACAAAGTTAAAAACGGCAGAAGAAATATTAGGAAAGCTTAAAAACACAATAAAAGGTTTATCTAAAAAAGAACAGTTAGCTTATTGTAGTTTTTTATCTAAAGGAGGCTTACCAGGAAACTGTGCAGCCGCTATTGATGCTAATCCTGTAAAAACAGCAGAAATATTTTCTAAGGCTGAAGCAACCAGTGGTGCAATGAGTAAAGTTAAAAATGCAGCAACAACCTTTTTAGGTATGTTGGGTAGAGGCGGAGTGAAAGCTGCGCCATACGCAGCACTTGCTGCGGTAGGTGCAGGTATAGAACCGCTAGTGAAACAATTCAGAATTGATGACCCAACAACGTATTTAACAGACGAAAGTCAAATGAAAGGAATGCTTCTGGCAACGATTGAAGGAGAAACTCCAAAAGTTGATGAAGAAATTTTAAAATGGCAGTATCCAGGTTTAGCGGCAGCGACAGCTGCAGGCGCGATCCCTGGTGCCGGAGAAGTGTACAAACAACGAAGAGCCATTCGTCCAGATAAACTTATAGGGCCTATGGAAAAAGGAGTGGGTCCAGCGCGAGCCGCTTTAGGAATCAAAGGGGTATTAGGAAAAGCTTTAGGAGCAAGTTTCTCTCCACTGGCTGTAGCAGCCACCCTTCCGATCAGTGTAGCAGCTCAAAGAAAAGGAGGAACGGAGTGGGGAGACATTGCCACAGATCCATTAAATTGGATGGCACCTGCATTCGCAAGTACAGGAGCTGAGATGGCAACTCGAGGAGTTAAGAATCCATTATTATTAAAAGCCTTAAGAATGGGAATGAGTCCTAGAACATTATCACTCGTCGCACGAAGATTTGGCATACCGGGTCTGGCAATCAGTGCTGGAATGTGGGGCTACGACAAATGGAAAAACAGAGGAGTCAATGACCCAGAAGATTAAAAGATTGACTTTAACAATTCCTCCTTTAAGAGGACCGTGTCCACAAGGGTTGAATGTACCTTTAAAACAAGTTAAAACTGTGTTAAAATCGGAGAACATCAATGGCAGACAAAGACAACATCGACAAGGCTCTACCGAACGTAGACCAAGAAGTCGTATTACCTAAAGAAGACATCGTTGTAACGGAAGAAGATAAGCTATCGGAAGTGACCCCCGATGGTGCTGAAGTTATTATGGATGAAGAAGGTGGAGCGGAAATCAATTTTGATCCCAGAGCTCAACAACAGAATCCTCAAGATCATTTTGCTAATTTAGCGGACACATTATCCGATGATATCTTAGACCCGATTGGTTCGGACCTGTATGAAAATTACATGCAGTATAAAGGGTCAAGAAAAGAATGGGAAGATACCTATACAAAAGGTTTAGACTTATTAGGATTCAAGTATGTGAATCCAACACAACCGTTTCAAGGAGCCAGTGGTGCAACGCACCCCGTGCTCGCAGAAGCGGTGACACAGTTTCAAGCACAAGCTTATAAAGAATTACTTCCAGCAATGGGTCCTGTACGGACTCAAGTCTTAGGAAGACCGACTAGACAAAAAGAAGAACAGTCTAATCGAGTTAAAAATTTCATGAATTATCAAATCATGGATGTTATGAAAGAGTACGAACCTGAGTTCGATCAAATGCTCTTTTATCTACCGTTAGCAGGATCTGCTTTCAAAAAAGTTTATTATGATGAACTTTTAGGACGAGCGGTTTCCAAGTTTATACAAGCTGACGATTTAATTGTCCCGTATACGGCTACCTCATTAGCCGATGCGGAGGCGGTTATGCATGTCATTAAAATGTCAGAAAATGACTTAAGAAAAAAACAAGTCTCTGGTTTTTATGTTGATATCGAATTGAAACCCGGTTATGACCAGGAAACAGAGGTCGAGAAAAAAGAAAGACAACTCGAAGGAATTAAAAAAACACGAGATGAAGATATATTTACGATCCTAGAGTGTCATGTTAATTTAGATCTTGAAGGGTTTGAAGATATTGGACAAGACGGAGAACCTACAGGAATTAAGCTTCCTTATATTGTAACAATAGAAGAGAATTCACGAAAAGTTTTATCAATCAGACGAAACTACAAACAAGAAGATTCATTAAAAAACAAAATACAATACTTTGTTCATTTCAGATTTTTACCTGGAATGGGCTTTTATGGTTTTGGATTAATTCATATGATTGGCGGTTTATCAAGAACAGCAACCACTGCTCTACGTCAATTATTAGATGCAGGTACATTAAGTAACCTCCCTGCAGGTTTTAAACAAAGAGGAATACGTGTAAGAGACGAAGCACAGGCTATTCAGCCCGGCGAATTTAGAGATGTCGATGCACCTGGTGGAAACATCAAGGATGCTTTTATGACTCTACCTTTCAAAGAACCATCACAGACATTATTGTCGTTGATGGGAATTGTTGTCCAAGCAGGACAAAGATTTGCCGCCATCGCTGATATGCAGGTCGGAGACGGCAAC